ATGAAACCTGATAGATTTACAATTACAACTAAAAAATTAGATTTTATGAAACTAAATGAAAAGATTCACACTTATAAACTTGAGAACGGATATAAACCATATTTGTTTATGAATGAAGATACAATTGACGAATTAGTAAACATAATTGGACTTTCTTGTGACGGATTAACAGGTGTTCGGTCAAATGGTTTGTGCGGGATGTATTGTGCGATGAAGACTTTTTGTGATAATACAATGCAATTTGGTGAAGTAGAAATGAGGTAAGAACATGAGAATTTTGACAAAAGAACAATTGTCAAAAGAGCCTAGTGGAACAGTGTATGCAGAATATGTATCTGATTTCATAAAAGAAGATTTGCATATTAAAGTTGGAAATAATTGTAATTTAAACATAATTCCAACACATGAATATAGCACAGAAAAAGATGCAAACAGACAAACTAATTGGTCTACTGATGATTTGAATATTATTGCAGACTATGACAAGAATCAATTGTTTGCTGTATTTAATAAATCGGAAGTAATGAAAATGATAAATTGTTTATCATGGGCTTTATCTGGATGTGATGGTTATTTTGATATGGATGAAGTGTATTGTGAAAATGAAGTAGTATATAGAGATCCAGAATGGATGCCATACGATTGAGAGGTGAGAATTATGCATTATAAAATACCGTATATAACAGGTTTTATTGATAAGTATACAGTTCCAATCAATCATGATATCGATTTAGACAGTATAAAAATTTACAAAAGAAACAAAGATAGAACATTAGGTGAAATGGTTTATAACTTTAAAGTAGATTGTAATTCTACGCCAGCAACAATTTTTGTTGAAGATTCTTTTGGACAAGAATATTTTTTAAAATATTGTTATTTGACAGAATGTACATCATTCAAAAAAAATAAAATTAAACTTATAATGGCAAATGGTTATACAGTTCTTCACTATGAGAATTTTTTCAGAAAGGGATATAGAATTGATTATGATGATTGGATTGATCTCCTGAAATATCTAGGATATGAAGTAGAATATAAAGAGATTTCTGATGAAGAGATGGAGGAATTGTAGTAAATGGCAGTAATTGAAGTGTGTGATATTTGCAGAAAAGAAATATCTAAAAGTAATGGAATTATACTAGATTGTTCCGATTGGGATGGATGGGACTATCCTGCAGGAGTGCCTATAAGAACAGAAAGAAATTATAGAGTAAGAATTTGTGACAAATGTAAAGATAATATTATTAAGTACTGTAAAAGAAATGCGGGGTAAAAGATGAAGAAAATTAAAGGTTTAATATTTGCAACAGGTTTTGTATTGTGCGGATTTGTTATTGGAGCATGTGGAACTTCTGTCGAAGCAAAACAAGATAAACCATTAAAAATATGGTTTGAGAATCAAAATGGAAAGATGGAAACTTATCAGCTTGTAGACGAAGAGACAGGAGTAAATTATATTGTCGTGTCTGGTGAACTTTATCAGAAAGGGATCGGTACTGCAATAACTCCAAGATTAAAGGCTGATGGTAGTTTGTATATGAGCAAATAGCATGAAATGAAATATGTTTTTCAACTGGAGGTGAATAGCTATAAATAAATTTACAGAATTTCAACAACTAAAGATTCTTCCACGCGATAATCTCTCCAAACATGATTATATCAAACGGCATTTTTATCAAAATAAATTAACAAAAGAACTATATGACAGCGAAGAATTTTCGGATGATCAGCTCTTATATATTTTCAATAATAATACATTAAAAAGACTTGGGTTTCCTCTTAAGCGATGTGGCAAGAAAAGAAAAATGCAGAGGAAAAAACGTATTATTTGCAATCCGGTATTTTTCGATATCGTATACAAAACTATGGAAAATGGTTGGGAGCAGTATACACTGGCAGGATTGATCGATCCTTCTAAAAATTTTGTTGATTGTAAAGATCTTCATTTGGGAGATAAGAATATGTTTGTAGGAGAAATAAATGGATAAAGAAGTTATTTGCGAAGTATTATCTCGTCTGATTGGTTATACGATGCCATGCGGAGATAAAGACGTAGATACAGTGCGTAGGATTAATAATTATAATCTTGTCTATGTTACAAAACAATGTGTTGAAACATTAATTGAGAATGCTGCTTATCAAAATGATATTGGTGAAGATTCTAGAAGTGCATTAGAAATGATTCATAATATGACTAAAGCAAAAGGGGGAATAAGCGTGTGAGTCAGATTATTACATATTTAAAGTGTGATCACTGTGGTAAAGAATATAAAGATACTTATGTCAGTTTTGGACATCCAGAGAAAGATCTTGTATGGAAATGGAAATGTGATGGCTGCAAACATGTTAATGAAAAACTAATTAAAGCTTGGCCACATAAAGAGATTGATTTTATAGCATTAAAAAACTTGGATTTAAATAAAGAGGAAAAATAGCACGAATGAAATTTCAAAAATATAATTACTTCTCAAACGCTTTAAACAAGACGTACAAAGTTACTTTCGAAGTTTATAAAGGATGTGAAGAAAATATTGTTGGAATATTATTAAATTATAATTCTGGTAATATTGATTTATACAACGAAGACAAAGGTGAGTTATATCACATTCCTTTTTCGGGATTAAAATGGCTTTTTCCAGTAAAAGAAAAGTATACAAAGGAGAATTAAGTTGGCAAAAATCTTATATAAGAAGAAAGTAAATGAGTACAAAAAAGACTGTGTGGATGAGTTTGGAAAATACAATTGGTATTTTAATATCTATATATGTTTTTCAAAAGTTGGTGTAACATGGCAAATTAATACTTCTGATATGACTGTCAATGACAACAAACTTAAACATTGTTTAAATTCTGTTTTGGAACATTTAGAAGAAGATAATCCAAGATATTACAGATTAAAAGATAAAATATATAGTAAGAATTTAGCAAGTAAATTGTGGTGATAAAAATGGGTAGAAATTTTGGAGGTGAAAATATTGGCGGTAAGCAATGATTCTTATTATAAACCAGATGAAGCCTTGCATGAATTACAGATGCAGGAAACTATTATGAAAGCATTAGTTGATGTACAAGTAGTATTGCGAATTCTGGTGGATAAAGAAATTGTAACTCGTGAAGAGGTACAAAAATATAGAAATGAAGTAAGTAGTAGTCCAAAGTATAAGCTTGTACTAGATGATATTCAGAGACAGAAAAGAGGATTCCAGGCTGCAAAAGATAATCCACAAGAATATCTGAAAGCTATCTTAAATGCAAAGATAAATGGAGATATCAAATAATGTTTATCTGATTATAGGGTACACCATATTTAATTATTGTAATTACAATCTTTGATGTGAGGTAATTAAAATGAAATTTTATGTACAATATTTTCCAATCACAAAATCATTTGGATATATAGCAAATGTAGATAATATTTCGTTGGATTCGTTTTGTGAGCATGTAAGAGTTTCAGACAAATTTTGTCAATCAATTGTTATGTCTGTATTTGCTAATTCAATTCGTGATGTAGAAAATGATGTTAATAATTATTTTAAAACAATTTCTTAGAGCGTTTCTGCTCAAAAATCCCAATTGGAACAAGAGAATAATATATTAGATGGTTGCAAACATCTAGTTATGAAATTGAATTTTCATTATATTAAGTAAAACAAGGAGTATGAGATTTGCTGCAGCATAAATCATGGTTTGCTCTGAGTAAGAATGAAAGGAACATATAAATAATTGATAGAAATATCAAAAAATGAAGAAATAAAAATAGTCCAATTATATGTGAAACAAAAGTATACGTTAAGAAGAATAGCGAAAATATATCATACGGATCATCACAGGATAGGTAGAATTTTAGAAAAATATAAAATTAAAATAAACAATGATGATAGAACAATAACATCAAGAAAAGGATATAAGAAAAAACCATTTACTGAAGAACATAGAAAAAATATTGGATTATCAGCAAAAGGAAGAAAAACAAATCTTGGGAAAAAGATGCCAAAAATGAGTTTATATAAAAATATGGCTGGTCATTTACATAGAAATGTTTCTTTGGAATTCCTCTTGTCATTTGAAAATATTGATAAATTAAAATGTCTCACGTCAATTATTAATAAAGATAGGGTTTCACAAAATTTTAATGATGAACAATACAAAGAATTTTTAAAATATTTTTATTATGATAACACATTTAATCGTACTTATGATAATTGGATAAATGAAAATAAACAACAATTTGCGAAGCCATCATTAGATCATATTGTTCCATTGTCCAAAGGAGGTACATGGGAGTTGTCAAATTTACGCATCATTCCATGGTGTATAAATAGAGCAAAATATAATTTTATGCCAGATGAATGGGAATATATTAGAGGAAAATATTTCACAGAAAGGTGGTGTTAATTTTTATGTAAATCAAAGCTAATAATATATATTTAGGAGATTGTCTTGATTTAATGAAAGACATAAAGATAAAACGATAGATATGATATGTACTAATCTTCCATATGGTTAAGGACAAACTTCACGAAATAAATGGGATTCAGTTATTCCATTTAAACCATTATGGGAACAGTATGAAAGAATTATTAAAGATAATGGTGCAATTATTTTATTTGCTAATGGGATGTTCACAGCAGATTTAATGGAAAGTAATAAAAAGCTTTGGAAATATAATCTTGTTTGGGAGAAGACACAACCGACAGGATTTCTAAATGCTAAAAGAATGCCTCTACGTTCTCATGAGGATATCTGTATTTTCTATAAAAAACTTCCAACTTACAATCCACAAATGACAGATGGGCATAAAAGAAAAGTGAGTAAAGCATCGCATCATGTAACTGCCAAAGATACTACAAATTATGGTGAGAGTGGCTGGACTGATTATGATTCTACTAAAAGGTATCCGAAATCTATATGGACTTTTGCAAAAGATACTCAGAAATCGGCATGTCATAGTACGCAAAAACCAGTTGCTCTGATTGAAGAGCTAATCAAAACATATACCAATCCTGGAGATCTTATTTTAGATTCGTGTGCCGGAAGTATGACCACAGCAATTGCAGCGATAAACACTAATAGAAATTATATTTGTATTGAAAAAGATGAAGACATTTTTAAAGTTGGTCAAAAGAGAGTTTATGAACGATATATAAATCAAAATATGTTAGCAAGTGCAACATAAAATTAAAGAAAGGAGTATGAGATTTGTGCGCACATTAAAGAATTCTTTACTCTTAGTAGTTACTATTGAAATACATGGGATCAAAATCTCGAATATCGAAATATATAATTCCGATTATTCAACAGAGAATAAAAGATTATGATATAAAAACGTACATAGAACCGTTCTGTGGTGGATGTAATATCATTGATAAGATTCAATGTGATACAAAGATTGCATCTGATAATCATAAATATCTTATAGAAATGTTCAAGAATCTAAATCAGATTCAAATACTTCCAGAGTTTATTACAAAAGAACACTATTCAAATGTAAGAGAATGTTTTAATAAAGGTTTAACTACCTATCCATATTGGTATATTGGAGCTATTGGTTTTCTTGCAAGCTACAATGGACGTTTCTTCGATGGCGGATACTCTGGTATTGTGCATACAAAAGCCGGAACTGAAAGAAATTATTATGATGAAGCAAGAAGAAATTTATTAGAGCAAATTCCACAATTAAAAAACATTCAATTCCAATGCGGAGATTATGAAGAATTGTATTCCGATAAAATTAATTGTCTGTTGTACTGTGATATTCCATATTACGGAGTAAAACAATATGGTACAAGCAAAAACTTTGATTATGATAGATTTTGGAATTGGGCTGAAAAAATGAGCGAAAAGAATATTGTTCTGGTTAGTGAACATAAAGCACCTTTAGGATGGGATTGTATTTGGAAACAAGAAGTAGAAAGAACAATTGATAATAACAAGCGTGTAAAAGCAGTAGAAAAATTATTTGAGATAAGAGAATAAGAGAATGAGAAATATGAAATGTGATAATAAGTGTAAAAACTGTATGAAAGACGCACCATACAAATTTTGTTGCAAGTTTGAATGCGGTCAACATGAATTTTGTAAATTGTGTAAATATAACAGCAATAAGTAATAAAATACATTAGTCTTGATCAAACTAATGAACCACTAATGCGGTGAAAAGAACTGAAAGCCTGAGATGGTGAAAAGGTAAAGGTGAAGGCTGTTGATAACACTTCAGTCAACCTATGAGTGTATGAGTTGAACCTGTGCATTCAGAATATAATACTCAGGAACAAACCGCAACCCTCACGCAGTCAGGGACAAGGATGCTCTCATGAAGTACGGAAATGAACGTGCTTCTAATTATGAAATTTTGGTTTCATTTATCTTTACTATTATAATCAAAATAAGGTAATACACTGAGGAATCGACTATGGAAGAAATTATTGAAAAATTAAAAGAATGGGTCAATAAAAACTATGATCCATATGCATGTGGATTTACACCACAGCGTTCAGAAGGAAATTATTATGATTGTTTCTTTGATGGAGAATCTTGTGGCACATCGTATGCTGCATATGAAGTAGGACAAATCTTAGGTTTGGAGCTTACTACACCAGAAGATGACGGAGAGAATAATGAATACTAATTGTTGCATGAATGAGTATGTATGTGGTGGGATTACCATGGTAGACCCAAAATCAAAGAAAAAAATATGTTTCTTTAATGACATACAAGAGATTAATATGACACGAAATACAGTCGAACAATGTCATGATTATATAAGGTATAAACCAATCATTACAAAAGATGAAAGAACTCTTTCGTTTTCAGCAAATACATCAAAGATCAATCCAGCAATTCTTGGCGCTGATCTTTCTAAGACGCCAGATCAAGTTAATATTTTGTATGTCAAGAAAATCCAAGCAAGAAAACATCATAAGAAGAGAATTAATAAAAAATGGCTTAAACGTTATGGGTATAAAGAGCAGTTATTCAATTTAGGACGATGGAATTGTAAATCAACTGATCAATTTGGTGAAGAATATAAATTTACAAGAAAGGTAATAGATGATGCTAATTCCGACAGTACCAGCAAAAGAATTTGAAAAATTCGGATTTAAAAAATGTAAAGGAATGCAAAAAGATACAGAGTGTTATTATCTTTGTGTAGCACGAGGGTCTAAGATGCTATTTGTTAGTAATATATATTTTGGAGTAAATGATTGGATAAAGGACGATCCAAGAATCCATAAAAATGCCAATTGCAGATATAGCGATAAAAGAGATTATCTTGATATTGTTTATGAATTAATTAAAGAAGGTATGTTAAAAAGCAGTTTTTATAAGAGGTAAAACCATGAAAAACAAATTACTAATATTTTTGTGTGTCAGTATTTTACTATCATTTTCAGGATGTAGAGTAGAATCAGCACAAGTAAATGTAAAAACGAACGATACTGTAACAGTAAAATCTCTTGGAACCGATAATTTAATTAACATTGATGGATATTTATATTATGATAGTACAACAAAAATCGTGTATTTTTGGAACGGATTAATTGGATATGGTCAAGCTTCAACAACACCATCACCATATTTTGCGCCAAATGGTCTTCCATATAAGTATGAACCAGAAACAAATACATTTGTAGAAATCACAGAATAGTCGAGAGGAAAGAAAATATGAGAGATCCAAATAGATTATATAATTTTTATAATGAAGTAACAAGATTACACATGACATATAGACCAGATTGGAGAATTGGTCAATTTTGGGATAATTTTAAAAAATGGCTAGAAGTATTTAAAGGTGCTGACATGTTTTTTCCAGAAGAGGATGAACTGCTTGAATATCTAAAAGAATTTTGTGGGGAGAAATCGGTAAATGGATAAAATTGAACGAATGAAAGAACTGATTCATGATCTGAATAGGGCATCAGATTCTTATTATGGATCAGGAACAACACTTATGAGTGACGAAGAATTTGATTCAAAGTTACTTGAATTAAAACAATTAGAAGAAGAAACAAATACAGTATTTCCAAACAGCCCAGTCAATAGAGTTGGCGGTACTGTATTAAAAAATTTGACAAAGGTAAAACATGTGACGCCAATGTTAAGTTTGGACAAATGTCACTCAGTGGAAGAAATTAAAAAATTTGCAGCAGGATACGATGTTGTAGCTTCTATTAAACTTGATGGCATTAGTTGTAGATTGATTTATCAAAATGGTGAATTAGTTGGGGCGGAATCTCGTGGCAATGGTGCAGAAGGAAATGATATTTTACAGCATGTAAAACAGTTCATGAATATTCCACTACGTATTAATAAAAAGGGCAAATATGTTATCGATGGTGAAGCTTTAATCAAGCTTGATGACTTTGAAGAGATCAATAAAAACGGAGAATATAAAAACAGTCGTAATCTTACTGCAGGAACACTTTCAAGTTTGGATACATCAGTCGTCAAAGACAGAAAGCTAAGTTGGTATGCTTGGGAAGTAGTATCAGAAGAAACCGATCCTATTCTGGTAGTTGAGTATGATAGTTTTTATTTTAAATTATTAGAAGCTGAAAAGTTAGGATTTAATATTGTTCCTTGTGAATTATTAAAGCTGAAACATTATAAAGACGAAGAGATTCAGAATAAGATTGATAATTTTATTAGTCTTGCTGCTGAAAAACATCTTCCTCAAGACGGAGTTGTATTTAAATTTGAAGATGTAGAATACGGTAAATCTCTTGGCAGTACAGAACATCACAACCGGAATGGTGTAGCGTTTAAAGTAAAAAACGATTCCGTAGAAACTACATTGAAAGATATCGAATTCACAATGGGCAAGACGGGTGTTTTAACACCGACTGCAGTATTTGAACCTGTGGAAATTGAAGGTAGTACTGTAGAAAGAGCTTCTTTACATAACATTTCTGTCATGCGAGAACTAATGCCTCGTCCATTTAAAGGTCAAAAAATCGGTGTATTTAAGGCGAATCTCATAATTCCGCAGTTACGTTGGGCAGAAGAATTTGTATCAGATGGATTCGAAGAAGATATGAAAAAATCTTTTATCCATGTACCAAATAGGTGTCCAGTATGCGGCGAGACAACAAAGATCATTAAAGAAAACGATTCAGAAGTCCTATGGTGTATAAATCCTGAATGCAAGGGTAAACTTCTTGGTAAACTAACTCATGCAGTCAGTAGAAATGCTCTAAATATTGATGGTTTATCTGAAGCAACAATTCAAAAATTCATTTCTTTAGGATGGTTAAATTCTATCCAAGATATCTATTATCTAAATACACATGAAAAACAAATGAAAACTCTTGATGGGTTTGGTTCGAAATCAGTTTCTAAATTATTCCAATCAATTGAAAAAAGTAGAAATACAACGTTAGATCGGTTCCTTTATGCGCTCTCAATTCCACTTGTTGGCAAAACAGCAAGCAAAGCTATTGCCGAGGCGGAAGATTATCAATTCGAATCTTTTATGCGTGATATGACGCATCCAGGAGCAAAATTCTTCTCTCATATTCCTGGCATTGGCGATTCTATTATTAACTCACTCGATGAGTATTTTAATAGAGAATGTAGTAATGTATGGGAGCTTGGCAAGGAATTCACCTTTGAAACACCAAAGAAAGTATTTCTCAGTATAAACAGTGGAAAAGATTTGACGGGGCAAACGTTTGTAATTACCGGCAGTTTGAAACATTTCGAAAATCGAGATGCATTTAAAGAGAAAATTGAATCATTGGGTGGGAAGGTATCTGGTTCAATATCGAAGAAGGTTACTGCATTGATCAATAATGATGTTAATTCTACGTCAAGTAAAAATACAAAAGCAAAGAGCATTGGTGTAAAAATTATGAGTGAAGATGAATTCCTAGAATACATCAGCTAAGAAAGAAGGTGAAAAATATGAATGATCACAAAATTAAAATCTGTCTTAAAACAGTAAACAATGCAAGTTTATTCGTAGCTAAATGTGGAGAATATAAAGATTGGGACATCAATTATATTCACGGAAGACTTGTTCTTGATGCCAAATCTCTGATGGGTGTACTAAGCGTTGCGATTGACGCACCTGCGTATGTAGAGATTTTAACAGATGATGAAAAAGTTCTTGATAAGTTTAAAAATGATATGACATTATGGGAGGTATAAAAATGGGAACAATTACAATTTTACCAGAAACACCAAAAGATCCACTTGCACTAATTGGCAGAAGGGCTGGAATCTGCTGGAACGCTGATATTATCAATGAAGAAAAAAATATCAAACGAGGCATTGACTGTATTAAATCAGGACATGGAAGAACACTTGAATTTGTAGATGTTCATATGATTATTGATGGATTTTCTGCGAGGGTTATGCGCGAATATTATCGTCATGTCGGCGGTATGACACCATATTTACAGGCATCTACTAGATATATCAATTATAAAGACTTTGATATTATTGTACCAAAATCAGTCAAAAAAGATACAGATGCTTTGGTTGAATTTAACGCAACTACTCGTCAGCTTAGAGATTCACTCATCAAGCTTCAAAATATGGGGGTACCAAATGAGGATGCAGCAAATCTTCTTCCACTTGGTATGACGACAAAATGTGTAGAAAAACGTAATCTCAGAAATCTGATGGATATGAGCCATGTAAGAAAATGTAGTCGTGCATATTGGGAATTTAGACAAGAACTATTTCCTGCTATTGAGAATGCATTAAAAGATTATTCTGAACAATGGGTATGGATTGTGGATGAACTATTTAAACCAAAATGTGAAGTGATTGGATATTGCGATGAAACAAAATCATGTGGAAGAAAACCAAAACGAGAGGAGTGATTCCTTTTGCACACACTATATTGTATCCTTGGTAGAACTTCTTCTGGCAAATCCTCTATTACCAAAGAAGCTGCTAAGAAATTAAATATGACGGTTCTTAAGTCTTATACAACCAGATCGATGCGACCAGGCGAAACAGTTGATAATTCAGATCATATTTTTATTTCACCTGATGACGTTGAAAAATATAAACCAAACATGGTGGCATATACAGATCGAGTTGGATATTGCAGTTTTGCAACAAAAGAGCAAATCTTAAATTCTAATTTCTATATCATTGATCCAGTCGGATTATATACACTTAAACTCAAAACAAGAGATATAGATGTCCGTCTAGTATCTATCTATATTACAACCCCATATACAACTGCAGAAGAACGTGCAAAGAAACGTGGTGACTATGATTCATGGAAACAGAACTATGCTGCGGAAAATGATTCGTTTAGCAATTTTGAAAAATCTAATCTAATTGATTATCGTATTCTCAATGACAGATCATTGGAAGCTTCTGTAGAAAAAATGATAAACATTATTCGAAAGGATTGGAATAAAAACAATGTACAGACCAGATATTAAAACGATCTATATTGACTTCGATAATACGCTAGTGGACACGATCAAAACGATTGTGTCCCTATACAACGAAGACTTTGAATATTATAAGAAATTCCATCATGTTAATTGGTGGGAGATTGATTCATATGATTTTAAGGAATTAACCTGTACATCTAAGGAATACATTAATACATACTTTAATACACCACGATTCTTTTATGAACTGGAATTTATGCCAGATGCACATGAAATTATTGATGAACTTGGAAAAGTATATCAAGTAAAAATTGTTAGCATGGGTTACTCTCCAAACTTAAAACAAAAAGAAAAGTGGATTAATCAGTATCTTTTCTATCCAGAATTTATTGGTGTAAATATGAAAAAATACAAAGATAAATCACACATTGACATGAGTGACGGCATTCTTATAGACGATTCTGTACACATGTTAGAAACAAGCAATGCCAAAGAAAAGTATTGTTTTGGAGACATTTATAGTTGGAACAAAGATTGGGCTGGAAAGAGGTTAATGAATTGGACGGATATTGCACATTTACTATTATGAAAGGGAGAAAATTAGACATTGTATATTGGAACAAGCGGCGAGCTATGCCGTACACTAAAACAAATGGGAGATGATTTTATTACTGTGGAAATCGAAGGACAAGACGGAGAATATATCATTGAAGCTGTAACAAGACAATCAAATTACAGTGAATCACCTTGCAGTCACATTTGCATTAAATGTAGAGATGGTGGTCAAGGATATATCAAGCGCTAAAGGAGAAATTTGTTATGAATGTATTAAGTTTTCTTATCGGAATGGTGATAGGCAGTGGTGTTGGAATTTTTGTCACATCATTATGCATAGTATCAAAAATGGCGGATGAACAATCAGCACAAGACTGTGATGGTATTCATTGTAGATACGCGAAAGAAGAGGAGGAGTCTAAGGAATGAAGGTAGTAAAACGTGATGGGCGAAGTGTTGTTTTTGATAGAGATAAGATCAAAAATGCAGTATTAAAAGCATTTGAAGAAGTTGATGGTGAAATTACACAAGAATCCAAAAACAAATCTTCTGATATCGCTTCGTATATTGCCAATCAAGAAAAAGAAGAACTTTCTGTAGAAGAAATTCAGGATATGGTTGAAGAAAAACTTATGCAGAGTCGTCGAAAAGATGTAGCAAAAGCTTTCATTTTATATCGAAATGACCGTACAAGAATCCGTGAGAATAAAACACAATTAATGAAAGATATCACGGAAAAACTTATGGCAACAAACGTCCAAAACCAAAATGCCAATATCGACGAAAAATCTTTTGGTGGAAGAGTTGGGGAAGCCAGCGATGTTGTGTTAAAGAAATATGCACTAGACAATTGTATGTCCAAGATGGCACGAGAAAATCATTTAAATAATGAGGTTTATATCCACGATTTAAATTCTTATGCAACTGGAATGCACAACTGTTTAAGTATTCCGTTTGATAAATTATTAAAAAATGGATTTAATACTCGCCAAACAGATGTAAGACCAGCGCAATCAATTAATACGGCATTTCAACTTTTGGCTGTTATTTTTCAGCTACAAAGTCTACAAGAGTTTGGAGGAGTATCATCTACTCATTTAGATTGGACAATGGTTCCATACGTAAGGAAAAGTTTTTATAAACATTATGTAGATGGCCTTAGATACGTTGAAGCAAAAGATGAGCAGTATATTCAACAATATGTCTATGATATTATTAATGACCCTGAATGCTTTACAGAAGAACAATCTATTGATTCAAGCTGGTGGAAAGAAAATAATAAAGCATATACATACGCTCTTGACATGACCAAGAAAGAAGTTTATCAGGCAGCAGAAGGTATGTATCATAATTTAAATACATTACAAAGTAGATCAGGAAATCAGTTACCATTTACGTCAATTAATTACGGAACATGCACTGAGCCTGAAGGACGTATAGTGACAAAAGCTATTCTCGATGTGTCTATTAAAGGAATTGGCAAATTACATAAAACATCTATCTTCCCATGCGGAATTTTCCAATGTATGAAAGGCGTGAATCGTAAGCCTGGTGATCCTAATTACGATTTATTCCAATTAGCACTTAAGTCAACTGCAAAACGTTTGTATCCAAACTACGCGAATGTTGATTGGTCTGGAAACGATGGATATGACGTAAATGATCCAAAAACATATTTTTCAACAATGGGATGTCGTACAGCCAACGGATGGGATATTAATGGAATGGGGCAAACCAAAGACGGAAGAGGAAACATTTGCCCTGTAACAATTATCCTTCCAACATTGGCAATGGAAGCTATTGATTCTATATGGAATAAGCTTCCAGAAGAATCTAAAAATTCTATTATTGTATCAAAATATGATTGGTGTAAAAATGAAATTGTAGTAGAAGAGTTTATGAGAATTCTTGATAAAAAGATTCATGAAGCAAAAGATATGCTACTTGAAAGATTTGAATGGATTTGTTCACAATCACCAGATTCTGCTAAATTTATGTACGAAAATGGCGTAATGGAAGGTTATATTCCAGAAGAAGGTATTCGATCAGCATTAAAACATGGAACTTTAGCAGTCGGACAATTAGGACTTGCTGAAGCACTTCAAATTTTAATCGGTCGCAATCAGACTACAAGTAGAGGCATGGAACTTGCGAAAAGAATTGAATCGCTATTTAAAACAAGATGCGACGAATTTAAGAAGCAATATAAGCTTAATTTTGGTGTATATTTCTCTCCATCAGAAAATTTATGTCACACCGCATTAATAAAGTTTAAAGACAGATATGGTGTAATCAAAAATGTTTCCGACAAAGAATTTTTTACAAATTCAATGCATGTCCCAGTATGGGAAAAAGTGAATCCATTTGAGAAAATTGATATTGAGTCGCAGTTAACAGGATATAGTTCAGCTGGCTGCATTACATATGTTGAGCTTGAATCTACGGTGGATCATAATCTTGAGGCGTTGGAAGATATTGTAAACTATGCAATGGATCATGATATTCCCTATTTTGCAGTTAATGTACCAAATGATATGTGTACTAATTGTGGATATACAGGTGAGATCGGGAATGAATGCCCCGTATGTGGCTGTACAAATATCCGCAGATTAAGAAGAGTAACAGGCTATCTCACAGGAGACTACAAGACTGCATTCAATATCGGGAAACAGCAAGAAGTAGAGTTAAGAACTAAACATTCAGGTACAAAAAAGGAGCTTTAACTTATGAATTATGCAGAAGTTTTAGATTGTGATGTTGTAAATGGTAAACAAGTTGGAATTTCATTTTTCGCACAGGGGTGTCCATCACCCCATTGCGAAGGATGCTTTAATTCTATAGCTTGGGATTTTTCTGGCGGAAAAGAGTTTGGTGAAAAACAAATCGAACATTTTCTTTCATTGGCAGGAAGAGAATATATTAAACGTATCAGTATTCTTGGCGGTGAACCACTTTGTCAACAAAATGTAGATGATATCACAGCATTAGTAAAAAAGTGTAAAAATATTTATCCAGACAAACAAATTTGGTTATGGACAGGGTACTCTTTTGACGACATCTCTAATTATCCAATTCTAAAATATCTTGATTATGTGGTTGATGGTAAATTTCTAAAAGATCAAAAAGATCTCTCTATCGCATTTCGCGGAAGCAAAAATCAAAAAATCTGGGAAAAACAAAATAATGGAACATGGAAAGATAGAACGGAGGAATTTCTATAACAAATGACACAACAACTACATAAAAACGACATTTTATACTACGCCAGAATTATGCCAACATTAGGCTTATACGATGTATACGATCTTAAAATTCGTACTATTGATGAAGAAAACAGATGGTTCTGTGGCATGGAAAAACGTACTAAAATAGCATATCTTTTCAGCTATGATAATATTGGCAAGACGATTTTCTTTGATCGAAAAGAAGCTCTTAAAGCAGTTAAACAAGCTGAAAAGAATAAAATCTCAGTTAGCAGCGAAACACTGTATGAAGAATATTAGGAGGTGATATTACGCCAAGTCCACTAATGAAATACAAAGGTACATATCGTCTTATGGCGAATCTAGATCATGATACCAATGATTTTCCACGAGACGATAAAGGAAATCTTGATACAGATGATATCTATATCAAGTGTCAATATGGTAATCAAATATATAACTATGGCAGAAATGACCTTGTTGCATACATTCCATCAATTGGAAGAGGTCATAACATTCTCAGAACAATTGCGTTAGATAAACTTCAAATTGAAGATAAAATACCATACGAAGAACTTTTTCCTCAACTATTATCCGAAGGAACAGTAAAACATATCATGGAAAATGATGAAGAAATTGAATTTCATTTTCATCCAAAAGACCTTTCTTATATTGCAACACTTCTGAAGGCATCCACATATGGAGCAGATATTTCACCATTCTCAACCAGGAATCTCCCAAAGCAAAAATATGAAATACCAGAATCTGATCTTGAACAGTATAAACAGGTTGTAAAAGATGTCCCAAAAGATAAATTTCTTATTATATCTCGTGCTACATCCAACTACATCTTTGAGCGTATGCAGAAAATGAAACAATATAAGCCTGAGCCAATTAAAAAACTGATGCGTAAAAAGATGCTTAAGGGTAAGGAATTTATCCATTCTGAGGAACAATGGGATGATTTCCTCAAGTATCTAAGTAAGGAGGTATCTATATGCTTGACTTAAACAATTATCAATTAGTAGCGGATCTCTCCAATAGTAAGCTCAGAAAAAATGGATTTTCCTTTGGCTGTTATAGAAGAAATGTATATAAAGATACGATTGAGTTTCGTCTATATATTGATCTTGAGGAACAGGATGTATTCTATCAAGTGTTCGACTCAGACCATAATCAGCTTTATGTTCCTTATTACAACAGAGAATATGGTAATAACAAGATCGTAAAAGAGATTGATAGAAAAATTAATCGTATCATAAAAACTATGGTGAACAAAAAAGTCTTAAAGAAAATAAAAGAAGAGGAGAATAATTCTATGGATACAGAAACAATTAAAATTAAATACTTTGCAGATATTGAACCAATTGCACCTATTCAGAATGGTGATTGGATCGATCTAAGAGCTGCAGAAGACGTACATCTCAAAAAAGGCGAATTTGGACTTATTTCTCTTGGCGTAGGAATGAAGCTTCCTGACGGGTATGAAGCTCATATTGCACCTAGAAGTAGTACATATAAGAACTTTAAAATTATGCAATGTAATTCAATTGGAATTGTAGACAACTCCTATTGCGGATCAAACGATATTTGGAAATATCCAGCAATTGCTATGGAAGATACAGTTATTCATAAAAATGATCGTATCTGCCAATTCCGTATCATGAAGAAACAGCCTGAAATTCACTTCGAAACTGTCAAAGAACTAGAAGGCAAGAGTCGTGGTGGATTTGGCAGTACAGGTAAAAACTAATGGATGATGATCTACAATACAGAGAAGAAATCTGGGCATGGGATGCTCAATGTGCAGCAGTGGACGAGAGAATATTAACTTGTCCACGCTGCGGATCAATTATGCTTCCTCAGTTCCAAAAATATGAATATATGGGAGCTGGATGGGAAGAATGGTATGAATGTACCAATGCCTCATGTGGGTATTGTTGCAAAATATAA